GGAAGATGCTCGCATCGTCATGTTTCACGGGCGCACGGATCCGTGGTCGCCCGATGCTCAATCATTGGAGTGGGTGAGGAATAACTATGGCTGACGACAATGTGAACGGAGAGCATCGCGGTTGCCGGCTTACGCTCGCAGACTTGGAGGCCATTGGAGCACTGGGCGGCTCCGTCTCCGCCGCCGATCTTGCGGCGTTGGGTGTGGCGCGGTGGATTGGGCCGGTAAAGACGAATTGCTTCGCCGGTCAATCATTGCTCGATAACGTATTTGGCACTGTCGCTGGTGGCACATTTACTGTCACTCACGACGGCGACACAACTCCTGCGCTGGCGTGGAATGTCAGTGCGGCCAATATGAAAGCCGCATTGGAGGCATTGCCTTCTGTTGGCGCTGGAAATGTCATTAGTGTTGATGGAGTTGATGTCAATACTGCTTATGCCATCTTGTTCAGGGGCGTTGTTGCCCAAGAGCTTTTATCTACAGACTCTAGCAATCTCACCGGACCTGACGCCCCGTACACCGTCGCAGGGATAGGCAATAGCAACGGATGGTCAGTGCCATTGGTTACTCTTGCCGCTGGCGATATGTTTGAAGACTTATTCGTCACGGTTCCCCAAAATTTTAACGGTACGCCTACGCTTTTGTTTAGCGACGACGCGACTGATTCATCAACCGGCCAGCCGGTGTGGTGTCCATTCAAGAATGATGTCACTTTCGATCTTAGTATCGGAAATCTGACTTACACCAACTTTTTGGCAAGTGGTAATGCAGATATTGGCGGTGCGTCAACTGCTCAACAGGTAATTCTTGGCGATGAGATAACGAATACGGCATTGTTGTCTTCCCTGTTGCCGGCAATAGCTTCTCAGGCAGTTACCGTTTACGCGCATCTGAATGGTACAACCGAAACCCCGACTGATGGTGAGGTCTGGATTTACTCGAAAGTAGCCACGCCGTCGGCATCATGAAAAAACTAACTATCGGACTATTGTTTGCGCTGATGTTCTCGCTCGGCGCATACGCGGCCAGAACGATCAATGTAACCACGCCGATGACGATTGATCTTGATGCGGGCGGATACAACATCCTCAATGCTGGCAACTTCATTACGTCGAATGGTGCGCTACTCGGTGGGGACGGCGTTCTGGCTCATGCCTTCGTGTTCTCCGCTACAACAACAATGACGCCACCGTTCACGATTGATTTCGCCGGAACCGATGATCCGCGAAACGCACCAGAAGGCAATAATCCGGTGGGTAGCCTTTACCGGCGCATTGTTGATTCAGCGCACGGCGAACTGTGGTTCAAGACCGGACCACTTGGGACTGATTGGGTACGCATAGCCCCATGATCTGCATAGGCCAATGAGCGAGATAGGCTAGTGGACCCCATCGTAATCGTCGACGCGACCGAAGAACCGATCAGCGTCGAAGCGGCCGCGTTCAACCTCGGCGTTGACGACGACGGCAATTCGCCGCCGTCGATTCCGGAGCCGTTCGCGACCAGGATAGCCGGGCTGATCAAGGCCGCTCGGGAGTCGTGCGAGCAGGAGCTGGAATCGACCTTGCCGCGAAAGACGCTCGAGGTCGCGCAGGATTCGTGGTGGCTTCCGGACCAATGCCAGCGCGGGATCGAATTGCCTTGGGGTCCGGTGCGCGAGATTGTCTCGGTGACGTACGTGGACGCAGATGGTAACGACCAGGTGCTCGCCGATGATCAGTACCGATACAGCCGCTACGGACGGACGCCTATGCTGGTCCCGGTGTGGGGCGTGACCTGGCCATCGGTGCGCTGCGATACTGATTCGGTGCGCGTCCAGTACGAAGCCGGGTATCCGTCCGACGATTCGCCGGCGCAAGAGATCCCGGAGCCGATCATCGAGGCCATGCACCTTCTAATCGCCCACGGTTGGAAGAACCGGGAAGCTGTCGACGACGGGAAGTTTGCAGAACTGCCGCTCGGCGTGCGTGCGAAACTCGCTCCATATCGCCGAGCGCTGGGTGTGTGATGCTGGGCGCCGGGAAGTTCGATCGCGTCATCCAGTGCGACGAGCCGATTATTACCCAGCCTGATAGCGGTGGAGAGGTGGTAACTTTCGCGGACGAAGCGACATTTACGGCGCGGGCGCGCATTCAGCCGTTGACCGGACGCGAGGCTCTACAGGCAAATCAGACTCTCGCCGGCATGGATACACGCATTAATATCCGATGGTCGCCAAGGAACGAGCGGATAAACGCTTTGTGGCGCCTGCGCTATCGCGACACGATCTACAACATCGCCGCGCCGCCAGTTGATATTGACATGGCGCACCGCGAGATTGAGATTCTGTGCAAGAGTGGGCTGAATGCCGGTTAAGACGACGGTTCATATTGACGGCCTGCAGGAACTCGGCAGAGCCCTAGGTGCGCTCAAGACAGACATGGCCGAGAAAATATCCTTCCAAGCGACCGGGGCCGCGGCACAGGTCATCAAGAAACGCTGGAAGGCCAAGTATCGCGCGAACCCGTCTATCGTTACCGGCTTGGTCGAGAAAAATGTCGTCGCCAAGAAGTTGTCGAAGAATCAGACGACGCTGACCGCCGAGCATATCGTCACCGTCCGCAAGAAGGTGTATCCGCTGAAGGCTGGTGAAACGAAGAAGCGCAATACCCGACAGGTCGCGAGTTATCTGGAGTTCGGCACGGTCAAGATGCACGCTGAACCGGCGGCTCGCCCAGCGTTCGATGGCGGCAAGGAACAAGCAGTCCAAGCCATGACCGACAAGCTCAAGAAAGGCATCGACAAGGCCAACACGAAATGACGCTTGAGGCGAGCATCTTTACTGCGCTCAAGACGCTCGTAGGAAATCGCGTGTCGCCAAACGAATTTCCACAACCTCCAGCGGTCCCGACGTGGCCGGCGATCAGGTACACCATTATCGACAATGTCCCGGTGGTTGACGTTTGCGGCGACGGGGACGATGATACGGCCCAGCCGAGGGTACAGTTGGACGTGGTGGCGACGACGTACACCGCGGCCAGGGCATTGCGGCTGCAAGTCATGGCGGCGATGCGAACCTTTGACCCGCCGGCCATTTTGGAACTGAGCAGCGGCGATTACGACCCGGAAACGAAAACGTACCGGGAATTGCTCGACTATACTTTTCATGGTTCGAGTTGAATAGATCGGTTCTACTGCTGGCGTTGTTGGTCGCGTTACCGGCGAGCGCGCAGATATGTCCTGCGCTGGAGTTCGCGGAAATGGACGCGATGAGTGCCGAAGAACTATTGCCTGTTCGCTGCAAGTATCGGGAAAACATGCTCGTGCTGTCTGACTCGATGAAGCCGAAGGACGATCTAAGGCAAGCACAGCTCGCATTGCTCGCGGCCAATCGTTGCTCGGATCAGATCACGCGCATGGATCGCATTCTCGCGCGCAAGTACGCCATCGCGGTCAAGCCGGATGATGTCTACATGGAAATCAGCAAGCGCTGCAAATAGGAGTTTCACGGGTAGACCTGGCAGTTAGGCAACGCGCCGACTAGGACTTCCCTCCACCAGAAGGCCGCTTTCGAGCGGCTTTTTCTTTTTCAGGAGAGCATCATGTCTTCAGGTCTTCGCTATAAGTTTCAGGGCTCGCACATCAGCATCTTGACGGCGTTTTCGACTGACAGCCCGGCGCAGGCGATTACCGCAATCACCCAAGCCGATCCACCCGTCGTCACATCTGCCGGTCATGGATTGTCAGACGGCGACGTGGTCTACATTACCGGCGTTGTCGGGATGACCGACGTAAACAATCGGGCATTTATCGCCAATGTTCTAAGCTCCAGCACCTTCGAGTTGTTCGACCAGGACTCGACCGGATACACCGCATACACAAGCGGCGGCGAGCTTCAGGTGGGCGCGTGGTCCGAGTTCTGTGAGGTCAAGAACTGGAGCCGTACCGGCGCATCGAAGACGCAGATCGACGTTTCGACGGTCTGCTCCAACGCGCAGGAGTTCGAGTCAGGACTTCCCGGCCTTGGCACGCTCGCGCTGACGTTCAACTATGCCGGCGATACATCAAGCGCCCAACAGGCTCTCGAAGATTGGGACGCCTCAAGCGGCACGATGGCGATCAAGCGTCAGTTGCCGAGCAACGGTGGAACGCGCGTCTATCTCGGTACTGTGCAGCAAATGTCCGATACCGGCGGCGTTGGCGGGGTGTGGGAAGCGTCCGCTAACTTTCAGTTGACAGGCTCGGTGTACACGGTGCCGGCATGAGTCTGCGCGATGAACTGATCGCGGCCATGCAGGCTACCGCTGAAGCCGCGAAGAAGCCGCGCAAGGTCACGACCAAGAAGTGGGGCACGGTCTACGTGCGCGATGTCACCGTTGCCGAGGTCGATGCACAGGCAGACGATGACGCAGCGGATCCTGACAAGAAGACTCGGATCGCTCGCGGTGCAGCTCGGGTGATCTGTGACGCTGACGGCAATCGCTTGTTCGATCCAGACAACGAG